GATTGAGGCTCCTCAGGACCTAATAGATCAAATCAAGAAAGACCATGAAAGTAATATTCTTAGACCATGATGGTGTAATCTGCCTAGCAACCGAATGGGGCAGTCGATATAAAAAGCAGCGCTCGCACTTTACTGAAGCCAATCCTAGACAGGGGCTTGCTCAGAACGGGCCAGTTGAGGTTAGATTCGATAACTTTAACCAAAGCGCAGTAGCAGTTCTTAATTCAATTATTGAGCAAACTAATGCTGAAATAGTCGTAAGTTCGGATTGGACGAGATGGGCAACGGTTGAGGAGATGGGAGACTACTATGAGATGAAGGGTATCTCAAAGCGACCGATAGCATTCACACCTGACCTTAACGAGTGTACGTGGTACAGCGAGAAAGTATTTGTATGGTCACCGAAATGGGATCTAGAACAAACTCGAGCTATTGAGATTAGGCAATACCTAATCGATCATCCTGAAGTTACACATTGGGTAGCAATAGATGATCTTAATATGGGAGCACCTTACACTGATGAAACTTGGGGTGAAACTGATAGAGAATGGGGACTCACGAATTTTGTGTTGACACCAAGATCTCAAGAAGGAATTAAACAAAGTGGAGTCAAGGATAAAATTTTGAAATTTTTACAATAAACGTAGTATAATAACTAAAAGAAACATGGAAACTCAAGGAATAATTGAAAAAATCGCAAGGGAAGCCGCTGAAGAAACAGTTCAGGCTCTGGCTTTAGCCCAACAAATGGGAATGGTCTCTTCTCAGGAAGAACTAACGGTATTAATAGCTTCTGGAATAGAAACTGCGCTAGAAGAATACGTGATTCAAATCGAAAATCAATCAAAGATAATTATAAATGAAACTGGAAGTATTCGAAAAGATAATAACTCTAATTAAGGAACAGAGCGAACGTAGCTTTAAACTTGCGGAAATGGGAGTTGACCTAATCAACTACGAAGATGCATACTCTGGCGCAATAACTCTGTTGTTTAATGCATATTATGGAAGCGATGGAGAGGATTGGATAAGCTGGTACCTTTACGAAAGAGAAAGTTTTAGTGGTGAAATTTTGCAAGCTTGGGACAAGGACGGTAGCGAGATTTGCTATGATATTCCAAGCCTATGGAAATATGTTGAAGAGCTTAGATGCGCTGATGATTTCGTTGAGTACGAATTACCTGAGAAAAAACAGATCGATGAAAACTTCATAATTAATTTAATTGGCGGGTTTTTCAACGGAGAAGGTCAAAAGTAACTTATTAATATAAACATGGAATTTAAAAAACAATTTTCAGAGAGTATTAAGAAATCTATCCATAGATTCAAAAGACTTTCTCAACAAGTTAGCATCAAGGTGTATAGACTGTTAAATCCAACTAGTCCAGTTGAGACTATTTCAGGAGAAGCTGAAAGAGATGCCGCGTTCATTTTCAGAAAGATGATTAAGTGCCAGGAAAGCGATCTATTAATAAGCCCAATCTCTCAGAATCAATACGTTAGAAACGATGAGAAGAAGATCTTACTAATTTTAGACAATTATGAGTTGACCATAATCAATAACGTAGTTAGCTACAACATCCGAATCTCTCAAAGGACTAACAAAGCATTGAATGATGCATTTAATATTGAACTCGAAAAGCGTAGACTTGAAATGGAATTAAATTTCAAAGAAAACGTTAAGCACTCTTTAAAAACGATATTAGTAAAAATAGATGAATAAATTTACACGACTCACGGCATTCGGCTCAACAATACTAATCAGTATTGCAGTGCTAGCAATTTCAATAATTTATTTTGGAATAAAAGAAGCAGTTGACAGCAAGCCGCTACTAAAAAAGGATCAATCTACTGACTTAATCGACACGGTTAGAATTGAAAGGATTATTGAAAAACCAGTACATGACACTGTCTGGATTGAGGTGTCTTGTTCAAGAAGACATTACGATAATGCACAAACTATTAATAAGAGGCAATCACTAAATCGATTAGACTCAATTCAAAAAGACACACAATTTCACAATGGATATTAAATTCGGAGACTCTTTTGCGAAGAGTATAAAGACCCTAGTACGACACAATACGTGGTGGTACAAAACTTACGATATGATCAGATACGACATTCCTAGATTCATTAAGAACATCTGGTTATTTAGGAAAGCCTTATGGAATACCTATTGGTGGGATCATCACGGTCCGCTAATGCATCTGCAAATCGCACTTGACCGAATGGCTGACCGAATCGAAACTCAAGGCCTTGAGGTTGACGAGAGTCGATTAAAAAAGGTCGCTAGTATGCGTAGAGCCGCACAGCTTATCAAGAACTATAATGAGGATCTCTACATAGAAATGGCAGAGTCTGAACTTGGAGAATTAGTGTTACACGATACTGAATTTGAGCCTGCGCCTGATCATCCGGGCTGTTATCAAATGGTAGACAAGGACACCCCCGAAGAAAAGGAACACAACCGTAAAGTATTTGCTCGAGCTCGTGAAATTGGAGAGGCGGAATGGGCTGAGCTTTGGGAAATATTAAAGGGCCAAGACTACGAAAAATTCGAAAATAGCGAAGAAAAGAGCTGGGATAGTCAGTTCGACGGTAGCGGACTTCGCGGCTGGTGGGATTAAAATTTAGTATAATAATTGTATATGGCAAAACAAGCGAATAAACCAGGAAAGACTCCAATGTTGGATTCATACGGTAAGGACTTAACTCAATTAGCAGTTGAGGACAAGTTGGATCCAGTAGTTGGTAGAGAAAAAGAAATTAAGCGATGCAGTCAAATTCTAGCTCGTAGAAAAAAGAATAATCCAATCCTGATTGGCGAACCTGGAGTCGGTAAGACTGCTATAGTTGAAGGTTTGGCAAAGATGATAGTGGACAGAACTTGCCCACGAGTTCTTTTTGATAAAAAGATCATTTCGCTTGAACTTGCGAATCTTGTGGCAGGTACAAAGTATCGAGGTCAATTCGAAGAGAGAATGGAGCAGATAATTGATGAGGTTCAGCAGAATCCAAATATTATTCTATTCATCGATGAAATTCATACTTTGATTGGAGCTGGTTCTGCAAGCGGTTCATTAGATGCAGCGAATATCCTAAAACCTGCACTTTCTCGAGGACAGATTCAATGTTTGGGAGCAACGACACTTGATGAGTTTAGAGGTTCAATTGAAAAGGATGGTGCTCTAAATCGTCGTTTTCAGCAAGTGATGGTAGACCCATCAACTCCGGAACAATCACGCCAGATCATCGAGAATATCCGATCTAAGTACGAAGATCATCACTCAGTCCAGTACACCGATGCTGCACTTGATGCATGTGTTAACTATAGTGATCGTTACCTACAGGACAGGTTCTTACCCGATAAAGCAATTGATTTGATGGATGAAGCTGGTTCAAGTGTTCACATTAACGGAGTAGTCGTACCCGATTCAATCAAGAAGCTTGAAGAAAAACTTGTTGAGGCTACTGCCCGAAAACAAAAGGCCGTCGATTCACAACAGTACGAAGCAGCTGCTAGATTAAGAGATGAGGCTCTTTCGGTACAAAAAGAAATAGATGAAGATAAGCTCAAATGGGAAGAGTCGTTAAAGATTAATCGATTAACTGTTACTGAAGAAGATATCGCGCAAGTGATCTCAACTATGACAGGCATTCCAATCACTAGACTAACTGGCTCAGAATTGGAAAGACTTGCAACCATGGCAAAATGGTTAGAGTCAAGAGTCATTGGCCAACCGGAAGCTGTGCTTAAATTAACGAAAGCAATTCAGCGCTCTAGAGCAGGCTTAAAATCCAAAAAGAGACCAGTCGGAACATTCATGTTCTTAGGCCCAACTGGAGTAGGTAAAACTGAATTAGCAAAGCAACTTTCCAAGTTCATGTTTGATTCAGAGGATGCAATGATTCGAATTGACATGTCAGAATATGGAGAGAAGTTCAATGCTAGTAAATTGTTGGGAGCTCCTCCAGGATACGTTGGTTACGAAGAGGGAGGTCAATTGACCGAGCGTGTAAAACGCAAGCCTTACTCAGTTGTTCTATTAGATGAAGTTGAAAAAGCGCATCCTGATATTTTCCACACTCTATTACAAGTATTAGACGAAGGTCACATGACTGACGGGCTTGGTCGTAAGATCGATTTTAAGAATACGGTGATCATCATGACTTCAAATCTAGGAGTTAAAGAGTTACAAGAATTTGGAAATGGAATCGGCTTCTCAACTGGCAGTAACTATGAAAAGCAAAAAGAAATTGCAGCTGGAGTTTTAAGAAAAGCGGTTAGCAAACAGTTCGCGCCAGAATTCATAAATCGATTGGACGATATTATTATATTTGAATCTCTTAAGAAGGACGATATTGCCAAAATAGTTGAGACTGAATTAGTTGATCTTTACGAAAGAGTAAAAGAAAACGGGTACTCGGTTGAATTAACGAAAACGGCAAAAGAGTTCTTGATTGAAAAAGGTTACGATGAAAAATTCGGAGCTCGACCACTAAAAAGAGCAATTCAAACTCACGTTGAGGACCTAATAGCTGAAGCCTACATTGACGGTAAAATCAAGGAAGGCGATCATTTAGTAATCACGTGTAAATCAAAAGACGAAAAACTATCAATTAAGTAATGAAGATATTAGTAACAGGAGATCAGGGATTTATCGCCAAACGTCTTATTTGGAAATTAGACCGTAATTTCAAAGTATTCGGAATTGACGTTGATGATTTTAGAGGAGTTGAAAATTGGAGCAAACAGCTACTTGAGATAGTGTGTGACCTTAGCCCTGATGTTATATTTCATGTTGGTGCATGCTCAGACACATTGGAACAGAACGTCAATCGCATGATGGAATTGAATTATGAGTCGACTAAAATTCTAGTGGACTACTGTAACCTCGCCGACTGCAAAATGATCTATTCTTCTTCAGCTGCAAATTATGGAATAGACGGCAAGTTCCCATCCAATTTATACGGTTGGAGCAAGTATGCAGCTGAGGATTACGTAATTTCTCACGGCGGAGTTGCTCTGAGGTACTTTAATGTTTACGGACCAGGTGAAGAGCATAAAGGCCGAATGGCATCAGTTGCATATCAGTCGTTCTTAAAGAATAAGGCGGGCGAACCTATCACGCTTTTTCCAAAAGGTCCAACCAGGGACTTTGTTCACGTTGATGATATTGTGTATGCTAACTTGCATGCATTGGCACATTACAAATACTTTAAAGGTAATCACTTTGACGTGGGCAGTGGAGAAAGCAGATCGTTTGAGGACGTTCTTAATCTAATGCAGATTCCATTTGACTATGCAGATGAGTCTGAAATACCTGAAGGCTATCAATTCTTTACGATCAGCAATTCAAATGCATGGCTTGGCGGATGGACACCAAAGCACACGATCGATACTGGGATTCCAGAGTACTTAGACTACTTAAAAAAGCCAGAGTCAAATGAAGAGAATTAACACTAGTTCAATATGAAAATTGTGTGGGTTAACGGCACATTCGATGTGATGCACTTGGGTCATATCAAACTCCTAGAGTTCGCAAAGAGCCTGGGAGATTTTCTTGTGGTCGGAATCGATCAGGATCACAGAGTTAGAGAGCTAAAGGGCTCATCGAGACCCATAAATACTTGCCAATACCGAATTGACTTTTTAAAATCAATCAAGTACGTTGATTCGGTCGTAACTTTCGGAACGGATAGTGAATTGACTGAACACATTAAGTCTTTTAAGCCCACAGTAATGGTGGTTGGTTCCGATTATATCGGTAAAAGGGTAATCGGATCCGAATGGGCTGGCGAAGTAAAATATTTTGATAGATTTGAAGATTTATCAACATCAAAAATTTTAAAAACACATGGCTAACATACTAGTTATAGGAGAGGACTGCACTGACGTATTTGAGTACGGCACCTGCACTCGACTTAATCCAGAAGCGCCAACTCCAGTTTTCGTTTCAGATAGAATGGTACAAAACAGCGGAATGGCAGGCAACGTATACACCAATCTGACCAGAATTTGCCCGATCTCTTGGAAAATCGAGTTCTTGCCTCAACCTGCAGGCGATATAGTTAAGCACAGGTTCGTCGACACCGCTTCCAATTATATTATATTAAGAGTCGATAAGGACGGTCCAGTTGATCCATTCAGGCTGACCCCGGATGTGATTACTCGGATACATGAAGCGGACATTGTGGTTATATCAGATTACAATAAGGGTTTCTTAACCGAAGAAGACCTATTGGATATTGCTTGCATAGCAAAGGTGAGCTTTATTGACACAAAGAAGCCCTTGGGCAAATGGGCAGAGGAATTTGACTACATTAAGATCAATAAAAAGGAATTTGCTAACCCAGCTCACGATAAAAAGTTCATTAAGGATAACTTAGATAAAATAATCGTTACTAAAGGAGAAGAGGGCGCAGTGTTAGGTAAAGTCACGGTTATGCAAACGCGAAAAGTTGAGGTCAAGGACGTCTCGGGAGCAGGGGACACATTTTTAGCAGGTCTGGTTGCTAACTACGCGAAGACTTGGGACATAATTGAGGCAATTAAATTCGCAAATCAATGCGCAGGCGAAGCAGTTTCGCATAAGGGCGTCGTTTCTGTTGACCTATCCATATAAATAATCAAAAATATCCATAATTAAATGGGAAAGTTTGGTAACAAGAGAATACCTAAATTCATGATGGGCGAGCCGATTCCAGAATCACACGAGGGAAGAGCAATTCATCCGACAATACTATCATTAAGTGGCCATGGCGATGATCATGCCATGATCGTAATAAAAACGCATGACGGCCAAGAAGTTGAGTTAAAATTTGACTATGATGGCGATGGAATGTTAACCGCTCAACACGGAGATCACGAATACTCGATTCCAGTTGAAGTTGAAATCGTTTCCGACATGGACGAACTAGATGAAGCAAAGAAAGGTAAGCCAGATTATCTAGATTTTGATCAAGATGGAGATAAAAAGGAATCCATGAAAAAAGCTCTTCAGGATAAGAAAAAAGGCAAGGCTGCAAAAACATTTGAAAGCTTTGTAACCGAATGCTGGAATCCAATGGAAGAAGGTTATTCTCCAGCAATGTCAGAAGAGGCAAAACAGGCCATTAAGAAAGTTTGCGAAGATCTCCTGATCAAAGAGGCTCAAATGTGCGACGAAGACATGGACCCAATGCATACTTACGAGACCTACTTAAATGAATGCGGTTCTTACATGACAGAGTGCATGATGGAATCTGCTGCAAACCTAAATGTTAATGAATCAGACGAGGAAGAGGCTGCTCGCAAATACTTTCCAAATAGAAAATTAAGATCGTCTGATCTTGCAGCAAAAAAAGCAGCAATGGCAGACTTTCAAAAAGATCCTGAATTCTCAAATCCACATCCTCGCGAACATTACATTTGTAGAGATTGTGGAGCTCAACACACTAGCAAAACTTCTCAAAAAAAGTGTAGTAACTGCGGAGCGGATCAACAATTTATAATAAAGGACCCTAACATGCCTAGTGCAGAACTTAGAGCACGAAGTCGTTTCGCCGATAGAAACGATTCGGCTCTTGGAGACATGGACCAAATGCATAAGTACGTGATGGAATCTACTGCATACTCTTGCGATACTTGCGGAGAACGTGCAGAACATGAAGAAATCGAAGAGAATCCTAGAATGAGATGCTCTAACTGTGGAGACCGCAACTGGAGCCCAGAATACTAACATTGATCTAATTAAGTGAATGAGCCCGATTCGTCGGGCTTTTTTATTTTGGCTAGACCTGAATAAATAATCTTATGAAAGAACACGCTACAAATATGGCAAGCAGCACAGGTACAGTACCAGCAGCGGCTTTCACCCAAAGTAATGATCCGAATATTCAACCGACTCCGATTAATATTCACATGGGTGGAATTCCGAATCACTGGTTATCGACCCAGCCAATTTCAAGAAGGGACATGAAAATGAATAATACTCCTGGGATTGGAGCGAACCCAAAGACCTCTAAGGTGCTAACATTTAACGAATTCGTGGATGGAATATTTGAACCGGGTCCAAGCAGTGATAAATAATAAAAATTAACAATACTATGAGTAATAAACTTTTAAACTTCGATTCATTCGTAAAAGGTTCTAAATTAGGTGAACCTAAAACTGCGCTTGATGTTAAAGCGGCAGCTCCAGTAAAAAAGGAGAAATCAATTGATCAGGTTAAGCGCGCGAGCCTATCTACTGGAATAAAGTCAACTGAGCCAGATTACACCAAGACTAAGAGCGCTCCAATACAGGAAGCGGCAACTGACACCCAAGCTGAGATTGATGCAATCAATGCAACTCGTGAACTTAGAAAGGAGCTAGCTACTGCTGATACTGACGACAAACGCCTTTCGATCTTGAATAGAATCAAACAGGTGCAAACTCAAATAGAGCAAAAGAATAAGGCTAGTAAACCTATCTAAAAATACACAAGTCAAATGACGTTAGACGAACTAGTACTCGACATACAAGAGGAATTAACATTTGCGAAAGCCTTACCGTATTCTATTCCCGAAAAGGAGATACAGCGTATCATCACTAATGCTGAGAGATACTTTCACGATAACTGGAGACATGCAGTTGAGGCCAGGTACATGATGATTCCGACTGAAGTGTTTAGACACCCTCAGTTTAAGAAGGAGAGAACGATTCAATTACCTGATTGTGTTGCATTCGTGCATGAAGTAAAAGAAGCAAAGGGCACAAGTTCAATGTTTGGAACAATGGATGCGGATTTCGCGGACAATAAGTTCATTGGTTCAGAAGTATTCTTAACGCCGTTCATTGGTGAATCAATCATGTACAGAACGGTAATATTTTCATTCTTGGATCTGGTTAAAGGATTCACGATTGATACGTTAGCCTATGACTACAACAAGAACTCTAGAAAACTAATGATCTTAGGTAGAACTCCGGCATCTAATGCAGTAGTGTTACAAATTGCAAAAAAGGTTCCATCTGAGGATCTTTACAATGATGAGCTATTTCAAAGATATGTGAGAGCTAAGGCAAAGTTAAGACTTGGAGATTTATTAACGACATTTGACTATAATTTACCTGGCGGAATCAAGCCGAATTACACGAATCTTGTGACTAAGGCTGAGAATGAGCTTAATCAGGTAATTGAAATGATGAAAGGTGAAAATACAGCGGACTTTTTGTTCTTCGCTAGATGGTAATTAATATATGCTAACTACTCAACCAATAGGAAAAGATTTTTACTTAAGATCTCCTGGAGATCCTAACTACACAGCTGACACATTTGAATCTAATGATTCTCTAGAGAACGCGGTTCAACAGGTTAGAATGGTGTTGCTGACTAGAGCCGGCGAAGTGCTTGGTGAAGATATTGGATTCAACGCTGAAAAGTATCTCTTTGAATTTGAATTTTCCAATCTAACCGAAATGGAATCAGAGGCAAATGCTCAAATTGCTGAATTCGTCTTATTGGCAAAACCTTACAATATTGATGCCCGAGTATTCACACTCGACGATATTGCAGATCCTTATAAAGTGGGACTTGGTCTTGATATTAAGATTAATGGCACGTCTGCATTCGCTACGCTATTTGACCTTTAATCCAGGCTTCTAAATCGGTCGTAGCTGTCCAATCTAAAACTGCATTAGCTTGACTTACATCAGCCAAACTAATTTTAGGTTCCAATCTAAATCCAATATTTTCTCGACGATTTGAGATCATGTCTGCAATTTGATTGACTGACCATGTTTTACCTGAGCCTATATTGATAATGTCAAATCTTCGATTATGATTCATTGCCTTTAAATTTGCAAGAGCAACGTCTTTAACGTAAATGAAATCTCTTTGCTGAAGTCCGTCGTTTGTGATCGTTAACGGTTTTTCGTTTCTAAACTGTTCCAAAAAGATTGGAATCACCGAGCGATAAGAGCTCTTGGGATTGGTTCTTTCACCAAAAACATTAAAGTATCTTAGGCAAGTAACAGTAACGCCAGTTGTTTCTGAATAATACTTTGCATAGGTTTCACCAACCAATTTAGATAGAGCATAGGCCGAGATTGGGTCAGGCGATTGAGTCTCAGCAGTAGGAAAGGTTGCAGTATTTCCGTAGACCGCGCTAGTTGAACTAAATACAAGCTTTTTTACACCTGCGATTCTACAGGCTTCAAGAACGTTTGCGGTACCGACGACATTAACTTTAGTGTAACGGTCAGGGTGATCTAATGACTCCTGGACAGAGGTCAATGCGGCTAAATGGAATACACATTCAGATCCTTTTATTATCGCAGCGATCCTCTGGGGATCCTCAGTAATATCATAATCTCTAATATCAATCCCAGTTGATGGCAAATTAGACCGTTTACCGGTTGAGAAATTATCAATGACGACTGGAAAGAAGTCGTTCTCTATTAATAGTTCTACTAAGTGAGACCCTATGAATCCGGCCCCACCGATTACTGTTACTTTTCTTAGCATTTATAAAGTATTAAAGGTTAATTATAATTGGCCCTTAGTTCCTACCTCTGATGAAGTTTCTCCGGACGGTGGAGTCTCTGCGGCTGGTGTAGCAGCAGCACCTCCAGCTGGAGCACCGGATGCTCCTCCGCCACCAGCGGCAGCAGCAGCTTCACCCTCAGCAGTAGCTTGATAGCTCTTGTTCTTAGCGATGTCCTCATCACTAAGCTTTAAGTATTCCTTAATCAAGTACTCGGTTGAGAAGTAAGGTTTGTTTTCATCATTAACTACAGCTTTCATTGCATTAAGAGTCGCAAGGCGCTTGTTAAGTAGCTCTTGAGTCTTGATTTCTTCAAACACGTTATCATCGTGCCATGTTAAGCCAACCGCATTCGCGAATCGATGATCAGACTTAAGATCTTTCACGTCCAAACACATTTGCAAGTAAAGAGGTTTAGTCATAAGCTCTTTAAATGCTGAACGTAGACGTTTAATAAATTTGTTGTATCGGATTTCCTCTCTTGAGATTCCTTCAGCGTTCATCGTGTAAGATCCTTGATTTTCAGACCAACGAGAATACGGCAATTTAGAATCAAGTTTTAACTTATCTTGGAAGTACTTTAAGAGCTCAGAGCCCGATAAGTTTGGTCCAGGATATTCAAGTGCCTCAATATCGATTGCTTCACCACGATCGTTCTTAGGCAAAACGTAGTTCTTATAGAATAGAATATTTGGCTTACCATCCACCATTAATTCTCCAGAGCTTCCGTCAAATGAAATGTCTTCCTTTAGAGTGTTAGTGAATTCACGAACGTCCTCTTTTGCCTTTTGCATTGACTTGGTTCCAACTGGAACTGTTGTCTTTAAACGAATTGGCGCATTCATTGTATGCCAAATGACTTTAGAATGCTCAATTAAGCGTAATAGGTTAAATGAACGAATCAAACGCTCAACAAAACTAACTCGCTTCGTTCTAAATTCGTTTGAGTACGAGATGTAGATGATCTGTGAATCAGTTAAGGTACGATTCATTCGATTGATTGGATCACGTTGAGCCCATTGTAGGTAAATACGACCGCTTGAGTCCTTTTTAACTTCTGGGTACAGAGTCGATGGATCTAATTCTTTGAAACCTATAATATCCTTGGGGTTGGTCAAGTTATCGTAGATGATTTCAAAAGCCAAGTGACCTTCGATTAACCATTGATAAAAGTACTGCCATGCAGAAATACCACGATCGAATCCCCATGCATTATAGATCTTTTCAAAATTCTCTTGGTACTTGTCCAAGATCTTTTGTTGGTAATTCAACCTCTCGTCCTTGTTCTTTCCACGATAGTTGATTTCCCCAACTAGGTCGTTTGGATAACAGAAACGGTTATCTTGGTCGAATACGATTGCATCATCTGCGATTGTTTCAATAATGAATTCTATCTCGCCGTTTGATGCAAGATCACGAAGACGTTCTCTTTTTTGAACGTAGTCCAATTGAAAGAATGCAATTGACTTGTTCTTGAGTGAAGACGTAGTGTCCGATAGAGCAAGAGTTGCTTTCATTAGGTCATCGCCTAGCGCATTGTTAAATCCAGTTAGTTGACCCTCAATGTAACCAATTGCTTGGGAATTCTTAACGAGTAGATCATCGTACTTCATACCGAATCTACTAAGTGCGGTTAAACCTGATCTAAGTCCTCTTACTGGATTGCTATCTAAAAATCCTGCCATTTATTTATGTGTTATGTTATTTCAAAAAGTCTGAAATTCGTGATCTTGTCGCAATAGATTCATCACGAGAGTAGTTAACTTCTCCGATTTTTGGCACGGTCGGCCAATCTATTAAGCGCAAGTAGCGCATTTCTTCTCTGTTATATTTATCAACCAGGAACTCAAATTTAATACCTGAATATGGGCTGATGTTCATTATGAAGTCTTTATTCACCAAGCCAAAGGGATTCATTTCTGGCTGTCTGATTCTTTTTTGATACTCTATGAACTCTCCCTTACTGTCAGTTAAGTTAGACAGTACTGGTAGAATTCGATTTAGGTAGGTCTGGATGAACTTTCGTCTTAATTGCTGTGGCATTACTTTGAGGTTCAAGCCGAATTGAATTGGCCCACTGTGCCCTAACGAAATGAATATTGGATAGTTATCAACATACGGTTTAGCCCCTTTACTCTGACCTGAGGTGTAATCATCTAGGCTCGGTAATCCGTCATTTCCCTTAACAGTTTTCGCAACAAACGTATAGACATGGCCGGGAATCAAGATTGGAACCTGCATGGATTCTTCAACGAATCTGTAATTTGGACCAGCCTGAGTAAAATTCTCGACCTTGCCAGTTTTAATGTATTCTTTTATTTGCTGTATTGCCATTACTATCTTTTATATCGATTTGAACAGAAAGTTTTCGGTAATTATTCCGAATTTTAAACCTCTGACTGAAGCGAATTCTTTTGCTGCTTCAAATTTAGCCTGATTAACGATGTACTGCTTTGCTGCATACACATAACTTGCAGTTTGTTTATCAGTCATTCTAGCTGGGGCAGTTGGCGGTTTGGTGTACTTGTCAGGCTTGATCTCAATTAACCATGACTGTTCTCTGCCTTCATTATCCTTTGTAACTACGTAAAAATCAATGTAATAAGTATGGCCTCTCTTGTCCAATGGGCTGTAATAGGGAATTCCAACCGGTTCACTGGAATACTTGATTACGGTTGGGCTGTGATCACACCATTTAAGAAACTTAAATTCCCAACTTGACCTAAATATGACCTGAGTTGGATCGCCAACGTATTTTTCAGGAAAGGTTGGTTTAAAATAGCCCTGCTGAATCTTGCCGGCTCGTGGTTTTAAGAAGTTCTTGATGCTCTTCTGCTCTTTGGGTTTCATATAGTTATTTATAGGTACGCCATGTCAAACACGGTTTCGCTAAAATAGCTATTGATCCATTGATTAAAATCACGCGGAC